CCATCATCGATCAAAACATAAATGTCCAGATCAGGTCTGAGAGTTATAACAGTTGTGTCTAGGTCAATCGCTAGATCATCTTGAACACCCAAACTAATATCGAGAGCTGGTGTTGGCGACCAATCGCCACCGAAGGCACCAAGACTTACTGCATCTTGGGTTACAAAAACATGTTTTCTTAAACTCATTGTTGCTGTCTCCTCTTGTTAATTATTACAGCTTGTACCCTATTGTCAAAGCTTTGCCTTCGGTGGCGTGCTAAAACTATTTTGTGTTAATCTTTTCCTTGATCAATTTCCAGATGTAAGACTTTTTCTGAGTTTTGTTTAGCTCTTTATAGTCAGCTTGATCTTTGTCTGGAATTAAAACATCATTCTTATCAGCCCACTTCTCTAAGTCTTTCAACTTCCAATTATAATTGGGGTCATCTTCCTTAGTTTGTTTGGGCGTGATCGTAGGCTTGGCAACGAAGTTGGACATGCGATTTTGATACTCTTCTAACATCTCCTTGACTCCTTCTCCACCCTTCAGAATTTCCCAACGAGTCGGCATGTCGAGCAATAACTGATATGCTTGCTCTTCTGAGACTTTGATAAAACAAGTTTGGGGGTGATCGATGTCGCAATAATTTCCATCACCTCTGTACTTGACCTGCATATCTTTTCGGCTATCACCGCCAACCCATTTCAATTCTACAATATGATTTTTCTTATCGGTCATTTTCAATATCCTTCGCTATGATAAAGGCACCACGGCAGGGCTGGAAAGGAGAACCAAACCAACCCATACCATGTCACCGAAGGAACCACGTGGTGTCCTTCGTCATCGGTTATTAATCAGAAGCAGCAGACATTACATAAGCTACAAAGATATCATCACCCTGTTCGGCTCCAGTTTCGAGCGCAATACAGAATCCATTTTCAGTAGCAGCACCAGTAACATCGGTCAGCAGAGCATTCGCAGTTCCACTTACCCATTCCAGAGCATCACCGACAGTCGCAGCAGCATTCAATCGAGCAATACCAATACGGACAGCGCCAACAAACTGGCCCCATTCATCTCTCTTCGCTGTACCTAGAGCAGAAGCAGCTCCCAGATATACAGTGCCAAGAGTTTCTGGATCAGCAGCACCAGTTATAAGTCCGTCAATAGTCCACTTGGCCAAGTTTCCTTCAACCAGAGTAGTTCCAGACTTGATAGGAAAGCTGGCACCATAAGCAGGACCAACGCCATCTGAAATCAGATAACGAATGATATCATCATACTGTACATAATCACCAACATCAGCATTCTCTGAATAGAATCGAACAGCTTCAATTTTATCCAAAGGAATAGCAGCCCCACCCGAAGAAACAAGGAAGGCACTCAAGGCAAATTGAGCCCATTGGTGAGCAGTCGCTACAGTCGCTGGAACATTCTGTTGTGTCGATACTTGACCACCATTATACTCAAGGGCAATTTTCATATCTCCAGCAACATTATAATCACCAGCATTGGCAGTATGATTCCAGAAGCCAATATATTTGGTATCATTCCAATCCATCTGAGCTAAATGCCCAGCTGTTGGAATCGGCACCGACTCGTTTATGTACGCAAGCCGTACATATTGGCTGCCATCCGTAGCAGCCGTGTTAACGAGCTTCATACAGTTAGTGCCAACCCTTTTACCAGCAGCAGCAGCAGCAACGATATCAAAGACACCACGATCGCTTTCAGTAATTCCATTCACGCTTTCACACTCGAAAACTTGAACCACCTAATTCAATCCCGCACCCAGCATGATACGTTCTAGCAGGGCAGCGAAGCTCTGTTCAGCGTCACTGGGATTATCGAGAGCAGGTACACCATAGGTGCGCAGTTGCTCGATACTTGGACCAGGTCTTGAAGCTTTAACAAGTTTCATTTTTCTTACTCCTTTTTACATTTTCATTTATGTTTTATTATTAAAACTAAAAACAAGCGCAGGGTGAGTTTTAAGTCACCCCACGCAATTAATAAAACTCAACCAGAAGTTAAGTTGTAACCGATACCTACAGAAGCTTCATCAGACCCAGGAACATTAACACGTTCAAAGTCATTTCTGCGAGAGGCAACAGCGACATTTTGGAGAGACTCGATATCACGAGCAGTTTCCATCTTCATGCCACCAGCTTTGTCACCAGTCCAGTGAGCTTTCGTATTGGCTAACAATATCTCAGTTTTGGTCATCGTGGTACCATCATAAACACCAGAGGCATTCAAGTCTTGACGAATAAACTCAGACACGACAACAGGAGCGCCATCAAACATAGCTAGTGTACCAGCCTTGGCTGTAAATCCTGGACCCCACTTGTCCATTGTTAAAACTTCAGTCAGGCCTAACATCTGAACATATCCAGAGATTCCAGTCAACCAAGCAAGGTCAGAAGGATTAACACCGAAGCGACCCATTGCTTTGCGAATAGCACGCAGGTTGGCAGTACTCAGAGTTGAGATATTTACAGCAGCTTCTCCAGCAGAGTTTCCTGAGAAGTAGCGCAGACCATAATAGGATTTGTTAACATCAGTTCCAGCAGTGACATCTGAATCCATATGAGTCGAATCAAT